TCATAATGTGATGGTAAAGCGGTCATTCTCTAACGTACACGAGCGTCCAAAAACACTGTTGTATCAATGTTTTTGTCATTTTTAACCTTTTAGATTTTCCACAAGCGTTTGCCCTTTTTCAAATAATCTGCCCTTTTTTCGCCCCGAAAAAACGCAAAAAATAACCACAATCCTAAATTAATAGGATCTGTGGTTTTGTTGGTTGTAGGGGAATAAATATAACCGTATCGATTAAGATGCGATTAAAATAAACCAGTTGCAAATGCATCAAAGATAGATTTAATCTCATTAAAAAGTCGATTGTTCGTTTCGTTTAAATCACTAATGTAATTTCTGTGAACATTCTTGCTATATACAGTACTAACCTTATGACACCTAACAAATGATGGAACGTTATTCAAATTTAACAAATTACAAGTCTCATCGTTTACTTCAAAATCATATATAGAATGTCTTTTGCTTTCATCACTTATTTTCGAAATAGGCAAATAAGTGAAATCACAAGGGAATTGATTCTTTTCGCAACCTATTATTAAACCAGGCCTAGATTTAAAAGCAACTTTTGCGCTTTTCACATCATAATAAGGTAATCTTATTTTAACGATTTTACCTATATAGTCATGAGGGGATCTAGTGTGCACTAATAAATTCCTCCTCATCTAAATCTTCAAATTCATCTATATACATATCGTAACTATAATCATATAATCTTATTTTGTTTGCATCTTCTTTGATATCCTCAATTGTGAGATTTCTATACCCTCGTTCATTAGCACTTAAGCCTTTACGGCTATTAAGCCACGAAATTTCTTCGTGTGATTTCTCTCTAAGAGCCCATGTTGCATATTTACCATATTGATAAATAGCATTCTCGATTATAAATTCTTCAGTATCATTAACTTTATTTCTAGAAGTATTGTCTTCCACAAAGTAATCAAATAACCCTCTTAAGGACGGTAAAACTGGACCATGTACCCAACCTTCAAATTGTTCATCGATTATAGCGTTCCCTGTTAAAGCAATAGAAGTTTTCTGGATATAGTACATTAATTTATGCACTTTCATCTCGTCTCCCACTATGCTGTTTCCGGTAATTTCTTGATATTTTGTAATCAAGTTTTGAGCTATAACGTATGTGTTATTAGGTTGCCATTCCATACTAACCACTCCTTTCATTTTTTATAAAATAACCTTTACTTTATTCTTAAAATTTTGTAAGTCTTCCATTGTTTTTAAACGTTGAGCAAAAACATTAGATCTATTGAATTGAGCATCTTCACTTTTATTCATGGCATTCACTAATTTTTCAGCTGCTTTGTTATTAAATTTATAATCTGTAGTAAAACTTTTTGTAGCCATACTACTCACTTCCTCATTTTCATCATTTGTCTATCGGGTATACCTTGTCTACCTGTTTAAAATGTATCATGAAAGTATATTTCCGACAACAGATTTGCCAAATTTCTTTAGTATCTCTGTTTTTACTCTTAAAATGTTTTGTTCCTAATAACATAAAAAAAACAACCACCCATACATTGAGTGGTGTAGCGACTGTAATATTTCTATGTTGTTGAGATATATGTATCGAGTGACGGGCAAAAAGGGCATCAATTGCCGGGATAAGTATTAAGTTACCAGGTCACTTAACAGGCTATATAGTTCACTCCTACTATATACCTATGTAAGTATAACATAAAATATTCCCGCGAAACTACGGGAACATACATCTTATACTACGGGGGAGTAGTACGGCTTTATGCTTGAGTTATATAAGCTGTAAACCACTCAGTGACATGCATAAGTGGTTTCTAATTATAATTATTATAAATTTATTTGTAATTACATGTCGTATTAATCTATCATATATCTGAAGTTTATTCAACCCTTTAAACATCATCTGTATAATCGACTTTTACATAACTAATGTCTAAATATTCATTAAAAAACACCCAGTGACATGCTTGAGTGAACAAGGATAAATGTATACAGCTTATGCATGTGACGTTATAATAACAAAAAACTAGCCCGAAGGCTAGTTACAATATACAATCTAAAGAGACGTCCCTTGAAAACGTCTAAAATGATTATAACATAAAAAATAGGCAAGCACCGAAGTACCTGCCTACTACTCACGATTTCAACTTGAGAGAGAAATGTTGAATAAAGTATATAGAAATAATACCACAATTATTTTTTAATGCAAATAAAAAGGCGAATGCATATAATGCACCCGCCTAGAAAAGGCTCACCACAATTTTATATTAACTGATTTCTCCCCATAAGTCACCTAATATCTGATTAGGTGGGGCAGAACCATTCCATGTTCTAATAGGCAAGTAATAACGTTGCCCCTCCCAATTATATCCTACCCACACATGGCCATTTTGTAACATCACTTCTGTATAATCACAATATCCACCAGGTTGGAACTGATAACCCACTGGACAAGATAAGAATGGCCCCACTTTTCTTACTGTGATTGGTTGATTGCCGTTTGTGAATCTAGCACTTTCTTCCATGTAGTAAGTGCCATATTTATTACGTTTCCATGCACTTGCAACTGGTTTAACTGTATTACTTGAAGCGCTTGACTCGTTTGAGACAGTGGCAACCGGTATTTTACCATCCATGTATGCTCTAATTTGCTTGATAAAGTAGTCTTTAAGTTGTAGCCGTTTATCTTCTGGCAATAGACCGCGAGTTATTGGGTCAAAACCAGTGTGCAATACTGAGCTTCTGTGCGGGCATGATGTTGAAATGAATTCGTTGTGCAATCGGATTGTGTTTCTGTTTGCTGGTAACCCCCATTTTTTCAACAATCTAGCGCACTCTTGGAAAGTTGCCTGTTCATTTTTTAAGAACGTCGCGTTATCTGCACCCATTGATTGACACACTTCAATACCGTAATAATATTTATTACCAACTTGATTAGCGGTATGCCAACCTACTTGTGATTCATCTAAGGCTTGCCACACTGTGTTACCTGATACATAACTATGCGCAATACCTGCTTCTAATATCGATAAAGGTGCGTTAACTAATCCGTTTCGATACGCTTCTGCTGTTGCCCCTTTGCTTCCTGCGTCATTATGAATGACAATACCTTTAGGTTTACCACCACGTTTAGGCAGGTCGTAACCTTTAACTACATCTTTGATGATTTTAAGTTCTACCGCTTTAGGTTGTGGCTTAGCTGTTTCCTTTTTAGGTGCTTGTGTAGGAGATTGAACTGATCGTGGCGATATTTCGCTTTTGAAGTTCGGGCGGATAAACCACATAGGGAAATCGTAAGCATGTTGTCGTCTTGTAACTTTTTCCCAACCCCAGCCGGGTTGTTCGATTCCGTCAGTCCATCCACCGCCGAGCCAATTCTGCTCATATACAATGATATAATCTAAAGTTGCTTCGATAACCCATGCAACGTGACCATATCCAGCACCGTAGTTGCTACCGAATACAACCATGTCGCCAGGTTGTGCTAAGAAGTCTGGTGTGTTTTGGTATACAGTAGCTAGTCCGTTAAAATTATTAGCACTTGGGATGTCTTTGGCACCTACACCTTTTAAGTTGTAGCCAAATAAGACTTGCCAACCTGCATTGGCATAGTCAAAGCATTGAAATCCATACCAAAGGTCGATATTAAATTGTTTTCCCTCAGATGTTTTCAACCACTCTATAAACTCTTTTTTAGTCAATTTTGCTTGCATTGTCGCCACCTCCATAATGATATTCGTTTACGTCAAAGCCAACATCGTTAGAGGCGTCTGTAAACGGCTGTGATGTATCATATTCTTTTGGGGCTTTCGTGCTTAATTCGGGCGTTAAGCTAGCATCTTGTGAAGTTTTCCAAGTGACTTGTTGTTCTTCTTTGCTACTATCTCTAGGCGCTTGATAAGTCTGTGCTATAGATGAATCGGCAACACCTTTTGACGTTGGGTCAGTAATAACGCCAATACCTGTAAGTAGCGTGAGGATAGCGCCTATAATCGCGCTAGCTTGATTTAATTGATTTGATAAATCGAATCCGAATAAATCTGTGATTTGCTTGATAAATAGCAATAATGCCCCAATCAATCCCGTTAATACCGCTTTATTTTTAAATCTCAATTTCCAGTTAATATCCATTTATTTGCTCCTTTTATCCAAAATAAAAAGCCAGTGCCGAAGCACTGACCTTTAATCGTTATTTGCATTTACCGAACCAAAAACAAGCCCAAAAACTATAACCTAAAATCCCTTTAAGCATGGTAATCACCTCCTTTAAATACCGAATACTGTTTTTAAAATTGCTATAACAAACGTACTTAGTATCGTCCCTATTAATCCAAGAATCCACATCTTAATGTCTCTAATGTTTTTGGCATTTTTTTCCTTATTTTTTTCATCTTCTTCTTTGTCGCGCTTTAATTCTTCAAAATTTCTATCTAATTTGTCATAAATCTTTTCTTGCGCTCTCAGACTATCTTCTATTCTGTCGAATTTTTCAAACATAGTCTTATCATTTTCTTCTAAACGCGTTAAACGCCAATCTTGTTCATGTCGTTTGGTAAATCCAAACATTCTGCCACCCACTTTATTCAAATTAAAAAGCCATAGACTCTTGGCCTATGACACTAGATTTTCTGGATACTTTTCTCCTGTAATAATTGCGTATTCCTCTTTATCTATAACTTCCATGTCTACATACCACGCTATATCTTCTTTAGTATATTCTTTCAATTGATACCATGTTTTAATATCTTCGAAAGTTGGTGAAATCAATTTAAGCATTTTCCGTCTCTCCTTTAATCTCTTCTAATTTTTTATTGAATGCTACAATCTGTTTTGCCATCAAAGCGTTTTGTTTATTAACTTGCATCAATAACTTTGTACTTTGAACAACTTGCTTCTGCATACTAGCAACCATTTTTCGTAATATGTCATCAGAAGCACCTGTACTATTCTCTTCATTATCAATCTGTTGATGTGAGTCATCCTTTTCCTCTGTATAATCTTCATTAAAAATTATTTTTCCATCTGAATATTTAAATACTTTAGGTCTAAAAACTTGAGAGAAGTTTTCTGGAAGACTTTCTATATCAATACCTTCTTCAAAACCACCAATAACAGCGTATGAAATAATCTCATTGCGTTTGTTAACTAATATTTGCATTATCTTCTCACTCCTATAATTTTGTTAATTGTCCCTCTATTTGCGTTCGCACCAGAGCCTCTTTGACTTCCTAAGTCGAAATAGACATCGTTTGATATAGTTAAAGATGTACGACTAGATTTAGTTAATCCAAACTCATAAACACCTCCGCCGTTTCCATCACCATCTGGAAGATTTGAGGGATTCAATGAAATCTTTCCTCCTCCAAAAGGGCTGCCAAACTCTGTAAAGTCACCACCTGGAAAAGTCCCATAAAAAATTAATAAAATAAATTGGTCTAAACTCTCATTTAAGTACAATGTAGAGCCCACACCATTTGCTGTTCCATCAAAAATAACCGAATACCTTTTATTAAACTTGTCATCTGCGTATAATTTAGCGTTACTTTCGGCCATATTAGCTTTTGATTGAGCACTTTGAACAGTTTCAAAAGGTGTATTGTAATCATTAATAGCTAATTCTGACCACTCAGACCATGAACCCGCTTCTTTTCTTTTAACAAACACTTTATTTGTACCGTTCGGTCGATAAGTCATACGCTTGTAGTCTGAAGTTACTACTAAATATTCGACAGTACCGTTAGTACTAACATCTCTTGGATAATTTATAGCTTGCGAAACATAAATAAATTGGGTTGAATCACCTATTCTTTGTTCTGGATTATTAAAATCAAATCCAGTAATCTGCATTATCTTACCATCATCTTTAGTAATCTTAGCTTTTTGCCAATTTGAAGTAGAACCACTTGTGACTAAACCACCACTATTCACTGACTGCTTGAAGGCTTCATGTTTCTCATCCATATATCGCTTTTGCTCATCGAATGTTCTTGAATATGCTTGCGCTTTATTTTCCAAATCAGATATACGGCTATTAGCAAGTTGCTTTAATTCATCAATACTTGAAGATTTTGCTATTTGAATATCTGATAGACCTTTTTCTTTAGCTTTTTCAATCAGACTCGCATAATCCTCACCATTTTTTATAGCCTCGTCCATTGCTTTCGCGCGATCCATAATAGTTTTTTCTAATTCTTGAAACTCAACAATATAGTGTAGTTTTGTTTCAGAGGGAATCTTGCTAAACAAACTTTTTTCAACGTTAAATGTGATAGTTCTCTCTACAACTACCACGTCTGAATTACCTAATTCTGCAACCGAAACTTGAGCTTGATAACTTCCATCTCTTTTAATTACATCATTAGGTAATTGAAATTTTAAAATACCTTTAAATGGATCTAATATTTCTAGTGGAGCAACTACCATTACTCCTTTACCTCGAATCGCTATTCGTGCTTTGATATTTTCTTCACTCAGTAATAACGGTTGATTATTTTTAATGATATTAAAAAGAAGAACAGAAGAATCACTCTCTCCTGTTCTAAAAGTTATATCTAGATTTGAAATATTTTCATAATGCGCTGTATTTTCTAAATTTATAGCTACAGATTTCTCTAAATTACTCATTAACTTATAATTCTCCCTTCGTGTAAAGTCCATGGCCCTGAACTTGTTTTACTATCATAATTTTTCAATAGTATCTCAGCAGATGCTGTAACACTATTACGAACTAGCCTATGAACAAAGCCACCTGTGTTTGAAGCTTCTACATATAAGTTCCAACCAGCTACCCCTTTACGTTCAGTTGGAAAATCTGTAAAACGTTTTGTATCATCCGTAGTTAAATAAAACGACATGCCTACTATGTTAATATCTGACATTTTTGTGATGAATGAAGGTACTCTCTCCCATTTACCACTATTTTTAGGCACATAATTCCAGTCCGAAATGTCTCCAGTTCTTCCAGAAAGCACCCTTTCAAAAGTCATCATATTCCTTGCATAACTATTACGCGTCAATATCTGAATTACATCACCGCCAGTTTGTGGTGGCTTAACTTCCAAGAACCAACCTGCATCACGCCATTCTCTTGGTAATGGGAAATCATCGATTTGAACTGTATGATCAGTGTATAAATAGTAAAGACCTGGCTCTGTTAACATCCCAAGATTCTTAAGTTTATCAGGCCTCATTGGTAAAGGTTTAACTCTACCACCTGTGTCACTCATGATAAAAGGAACGCCTCTTGAGTGAAGTATTTCTAAAATACCTCTTTGCCCAATCATGAAAATACGATGTGTTCTATTTCCATCACCACCGACAGTAACACCTAGCATCAAAGCTTTTTTACCACTATCTTTGTCATAGTATATTTGCAAACCTTCTGCTTCCGCAAATTCGCCAGGAAATGAATCTAGTGTTCCACCATAGTCAGCATTAACCTGATACGCTTCTTCTCCTGTTTCTAAATCGAAAGCCGTTAAATAGTTTCTATTATTTGGATTACTGTCTCCTGTATACCAATACAAGTATTTTTCATCAAAAGTCACACCCTGCATTGGTTGGGTTTCGTTTGTTAGTCTCATAGGGATACTGATTTTATGCAAAACTTTATCAATATTTTTATCAACATCGTCTAAACTTCTTATCTCTATATAATTCATTGAGTTTTCAAGTTCCCACTGACTTCTAGGTCTCTCAATTCTGTATAGAATTTTATTTTCTTTTTCATTTATGACAGGGGTGATGTAGGGTTTTTCTGGGTGTCCTGTAAATACATCTTGCATACCATACTTGCCATAGCTAATTTCCACATTAGGCGTATACTTGAAACGAACTAATGTATTCTCATTATTACCATTTAAGATAAAACTATAAATCCATAACTCATCATCAATATATCTATAACCGTTATGTGTACCATGACCCCCACCTACAATCAATGAGCTGTCTATAAATTGACCATTAGGTCTTAAACGACTTAGCATATAGCCATTATTTCTAGCTTGTGTCATGTATACTATGCCTGTTCTATTATCAAACCAGAAGGATTGCATTACTGCATTTGTAAGAGGTGCAAGTTCTGTCACAAATAAAAACTCTTGCTTATCAGGTTCAAAACGGTACTCGATATCAAGAATTTGTTGTTTAGCCTTATTTAGTTCTCTTATAGTTTCTTCTTTATTAATTTGAGTTTTGGTTTCCCAATCGTCTAAATGTTCTTTTAATGTATCAAAGGTTTCGCCATTTACATTAACTCGAGCTTGAACAATCTCATTAGCGCTATTATTACGCGGTGCCAAAACAAGTGAGTTAATTTGACTTTGTAAAGATTTATTTACTGATGCTTGCGATCTACCATTATAATAAATTTGCTCAGCGAAGTGTTGAATTGTTTTAGCTTTCTGATGCAACTTAAACTCTGTTGTCAATCCAAGCGCAAATTGCTCTATTCTTTGTAAGTTTTGTATTTCCTTAGCTCTATAATCTCGACCTGCTAAAGCTCCCAAATCCTTTATTAAATACAAATTTTCCATAATGCACCTTCCTTTCTAATAAAATAGCACTGTACCAAGTTTCCCACTATCGTCAACTGTTATTTTCCACAATTTACCGTTTGGGGATTTCTGTACAATGCTATTTTGAATAATTCCTGCTTCGCCTATTTTTAAATTATCTAATTTATTTTTATCATCTACCGAAATGATACCGTCTTGAGGTAACCCATCAATATCACTACTTCCTGCATAAGGTACCCCATTTATAGCTTTCCAATGTGTAGCTGGAAAGTACTGTTTATCGTTTTCAAGTAGCGCTTTGATTTTAACTTCTTCTGTTGCCATTATATTAATACACTCCCTATATCCATTGTCTCGAAAGGAGAATTCAAAGTACTAGTGTATAAATGATTTATACGATTTGCTTGATAGTTATATCTATTATCTTGTGCAATAACTCGTCTGTTAAGCGCTTGCTGAATTTGTACCATATCTTTTATTTCATTGCTGAAAGACACTTCATCTATTGCGTTTACAAATGGATGTGACCTATCAAGTTTAACAACCTTTAATTCAGTGTTATATCCCATTAATTCATGAACAAAGAATACGCTATCTCTTGGCTCTATTTTTTCATAACCTATATAATTAACATCTAATTCAGTCTTAGGAGTATCATTTATTTGCTTTTTTGCAAATTCTAACAACTTATCCTGTGTTTCGATATCTTCATTTGTTTGCGTATTAGCATATCGAATCCCAAACTGCTTTGCACTATCTGCGACGTAGTCAACAATTGCTTTGTATTGATTGCGACCTGAATTGTCAGCAATTAAATTTAAGACTGTTGATTTTTCAGTTCCAACGTACATACAAGGCTTAGCTTTTTTATTTGAAGATATATCAATTCTATTTTTGGGGTCTTCTCCTAAAAATATCATTTCTAAAACGTGCTTGCCTTTATCAATATTTTTTATTAAATCTATTGTTTCAGACTGAACCGACTTAGCAAAACAAGAAATTTGCTTAATTTGCTTGCCGTCTAAAATCAACTTATATATTCCACCTTGGGAACCTTTTTTGATTGTAAACCTAACTGTTTCATTACCATACTTGCAATCAAAGTTAATAGTTGCTTTAGAACCAATTGTTTCTGTGCGATAAGTGCCTTCTTTTATGAAATCATTTGAGTAATTAATGTCAGTTGTTTTAATAGGATTGTAATTTTTCTTTTCCTCGGCTGTGTACTTTTTCCCAAAAACTTTTATAGCTGTTCTTAATTCCAACGTACTGACAGTAGCAGACACAGTATCAGTATTATATTGATACCTTATTACTTTTTCGCTTCTTTGATAGAATGTTTCAGGAGAATAAAAACATATCTCCGTATCATTTGGATAAATAATACAACCAAACAAATCTACTGCTTCTTTACAATATTCTAAGCCATTTTTATTACCTAATTCATCAATTGGTATTTTTCTTTTAAAATCTCCAATTATTTTATAGGTCATCTTGACTGACGTTTTTTGATTTGCAAATCCATATCTTAAGTACTCATCTAAAGAGTATTCGGGCGTTTTACCCGTTTCACTACTGTCGTCATCAAGTTTATTTGATTCCACTGAGTGATTTTGAAATTCATACATTATGTGATATGCCGTAACTTCAATAAAAACTTTATCACCTTCAACCTTTGGCGCTGTCTGCTTAATTGTGTATTTTTCACCATGATAAATTATGAAGTTTTCACAAATCAATAAATCAAAAACAAAACTATTATGAGTAGTTCTATAAACTGTAAAGGTGATGTACCTAGCTTCATTCAGTTCATAATATTCTTTAAAAGAACCGTAATCTACATCTAGTAAATTTTCACAAATCAATTCATTAAAATCCATTACTGATAAATGATCATGATAATCCATTAAATCACCTACCTATAAATAAAAGGAAACTTAAATGTAGTTTTAATATCACTGACGTCTCCTTTAATCTTAAATTCATTTTTACCTGGCGCTAATGTTATAATGCCCCTATTTGTATCAATTCCCACTCTATTTATATCTCGATATGCATACACACCATCTAAAACAAAATCAGTGTTTTTATCTATACTTTTGTTGTACTTAAAAATATCACCTGTTGTATAGTTAACCAGTTCAAATCCTCCACTCGCATTTAAATTAATTAATATTTTCAAATCGTGCTTGAATCTTGGATTTATCGTATCAGTAGAACCGTTCCAAATAGTAAATTGATTTGATGTATGAGTATATTTAGGTGTGAAATCAATAGGAATTCCATTTTCAAACATCCAATTAGAGTCGAATAAGAACTCGCTATCAGTCCAATTAACTGATTCAGAATATCCTTTATAAACATTTAAACTTACTTCAATTTCAGTTGAAGAACCATCTTTTAAATTAGATGTAACATTAGCTGTATTCACTGCGTATTTAACGCCAGGCATTTGAGAAGTAATAACATAATAAGGATGTCTACGATTAAATACAGATCTAAACCAATGCTCAAATAAATTTAAATCTATAACATCTATACCATCATAGCCAAACCTTAATACTAGTGAAAAAGGCGCAAAACTAATTGCGCCCGGTAAAATACCGTCTACTCCGTTAATAGTTACACTATTATCATTGGTGTTTGGACTTTCAGCCCTTGCATCTAAAAATATAAGCTGATTAAAATCTGTTATTACTTCTTCCTTGTAACCATCTATGATTTTTACAAAAGATTGCATTAATTAGTCAAACCTCCCATATAATTATTTGCATTTGCTCTATGCCCACTTTGTTTTGACAATATTTTTTCTAAACCTCTAATTGCATCATTAGAACCTAAGTTATTATCCTGAGAAGAAACAGTTTGAATCAATGCATCTGTTAATTTATTTCCTTTATCACTTAACATAACAATTTGTTTCAACAATTTTTCAACTGTAGAAGTATCATTATTTACAGTGATGTTATTTGGCTTGCCATCCATACCGATGATGCGCATAACCTGTTCAGTTAATTGAATTGCTCGTTTACGTCTAGTTAAAGGGATAACCATCTCCTGTTTATCTCCTTCACCCACTTCAGCAAGTTGATGCTTTGTAATCAAACCACCATTCGCATATCTTCTTGGACCACTTGGAGACCAACCACCTCTTGGGTTAAACTGTGAGCGCCAATATCTGTTGTTAAAGAACGCTAATAACTGATCGTAACCACTATATATATTGTTGTGACCTCTAACAGCATAATGTCTAAATGTTTGTGGGATATATTGAAGCAATCCTTTTGCTGGATTGCCCTGTAAAACGTTGATGTCTCTAAGCGAACTAGATTGAGTTATACCTGCATTTCCTCCTGATTCGTGTTGAATCAAGCTAATGATATTTCCTACATCACCCGAAGTAACATTAACACCCATTCGTTTTGCTGCACGACGTATATCGCCTGCCCAAGCAGATGCAGCCTTATTAACACCTGAACCACTTCGAACGCCACTACCTTTAAGTGACTTCAACCATTTTTCTGGATCTTTAGCTGTATCATTCCCTGGATGTGACCCTTGCATCAATTGGAAATGTAAGTGTGCTCCTCTAACGAAATTACCTGTAGCACCTGATTTCCCTATCAGTTGACCAGCTTTAATACGTTGGCCTTGTCTTGCTAATTGCTTAGATAAATGCATATACCAGTTCCATTCATTAGCACCAGTCTTAATTTGTATAGAATTACCGCCACCGTAATCAGTCCATACCTTATCTGCTATACCACCTTTAACGGCATAAACGTTTGTTCCAGAAGGCATACCAAAGTCTATACCATAGTGACGACCGCCATTAAAGTTAAGTCCACCTGTGTAGCGTCCAAATCTTTGCCAGATTGGATATTCAAATAGATAGCTTCCATCGCCTCCACCACCGAAATCTTCAAACCACGATTTTACTTTGTCTACTAATTTCTTTTTGAGCAATGAGTACGCGCCTTTAGCAATTTTTACTGTAGCGTTAGCTCCGCCTCCAAAATTAATATTTAAACCTGACATTACTTTATTTACTAGTTTCCCTGGATGTTGTACGTAATCCCACACATCGCCGATTTTATCGCCTAACCAAGATGCACCATCTTTGATTTTATCGCCTGCTGCTTCAACCATTTCTTCTGCACCTTTTTTGATATTATGCGCTGTGTTTTTAGCTGTAGCTCCAAATTCTCCCGCTTTTTTACCTATATTACCTTTTAGTTGGTCTAGCCAATCTTTCTTTTTCGTACCACCATGGAATTTTGGCAAAACACCCATACGCTGTAACTTCAGAGTGTCATTAGCATTTATTACGCTATCCCCAACTCCTAGTGGAACAACCACATCTCGTCCTTGGGGTGCATGGAATGTTCCGTCAGCCCTGTGAATTACTTCTTGAACTCCACCACCTGGGGCGTTTCCAGAACCTCTATCATTTAATACAGCAAATGTCGGTTGCGTTAATGCTCCCGAATTATCGGTAGCTACACCCTTTCCTGCTAAAGTACCAGTAGACAATGTAGGTATTGGCTTGATGAGATTTTTATCAGTAATGGCTTTAGATATTTTATTAATACCGCCAATCATGCTATTCAAACCGCCAATAGCTTTATTAGCAACATTTTTACCTAAATCAGCCGCAGCTCTTCCCATGTCTTTACCAATATCTCTAATCCAATCATATGTTTTTGATAGCCATTTTCTAAAACCATTAAATACTGATTTAGCGTTAGACCATGCCGAACTTGAAATTGCATCAAAACGATCGTGGGCTCTTGAATACATATCCCCAGTCCAACCTTTTAAAGATTTGTATGAGTTACCAAACCATTTCGATGTGCCTTTCCAAACGGATTTTGCATTCGACCATGCTGTACTAGAAATATTATCCCATTTCGAGCGAGATTTATTAGCCATATCCGTTAGCCAGCCCTTTGCACTTTTATATGCATTGCTAAACCATTTTGATGTGCCTCTCCAAATAGATTTTGAATGCGCCCAAGCTTTATCTGAGGCATCTGAATACTTCTGCTTAGTTTGATTGTAAATACTTCCTGTAGTCGATTTAACAGATTGCCAAGCTTTTCCAAACCATTTACCAGTACTATTAGCTATAGCCTTAGTGTGATATCCTACAGAACTTTTGGCTGAGCTCCAACTTGAACTTAATTTGCTTGGAATTCCTTTGATTCCACTCCACATTTTTTTCATTTCGCCGCCAAAATGATTAGCATTTCTGCCCATTTTACTAAAAGCTTCGCCAGTTTTAGTTTTTACGCCGTCCCAAGCATTTCCAAACCATTTCTTTATATTTTCTCTGTTTCTACGAGCTGTTTCTTCTTGTTCTTTAGCGTACTTATCACTTTTCTTCTTTTGGTCTTCTCTGAAGTTAGACCACCAACTTTTAAGGCCATTCCACCACTTTTCAGTATTTTTATATACACGACCACTGGATAAATCCATCTCTTTATCAATATCTTTATTTTGCTTTTTAACAACGTCTACTACAGCATCTTTTTTAGATTTTGCCTTTCTTACTTCATCCTTATGTCTTTGATCAGCAATAGCTAACAATTTATCTTTTTCAGACTTAGAAAGGTTGACGTTATTTTTTATAGCAATGACATCATCTTCATATTGCTTGTCCACTTCTTTTTTTCTTGCTTTTCTTGCTTTTTCTGCTTCTTTAATTGCTTTGCTCGCTTCGTCTATTGAATAAGCATTTCTGTTTCTTTGCATTCTTACTAAAATACGCTCTTGCTCTTTTTCAGTCTTACTCAGTTCTTTAACAGTGATGTCACGTCTTTGATTTTCAAGCTTTTCAATTTCTTTTCTTTCATTTTCTGAAATCTGACCATCACTTAAAGCTTTTTCTTTTAATTCTTTGATTTTCTGATTGAGTTCTTGCTCTTTTTTAATTCGCAAGTCATTTTTTTCTTTAGTTCTAGTTAAAATGTTTTGCTTTTCTTGTTCATCGAACGCACTATACTTATCAATAAGTTCTTGAGTTTTTTCGAGTTCCTTTTTATTTCTTTTTTCTATTTCAGCTATAAGGTTATTAGATAAATCCGCTTCAATTTTCAAAAGTTTTTTTGCTTTGTCTTCTGTTATTTGACCCGAGTTTAAACGTACTTTTTCCATGATTCTGTTGTTCTCTTCAGAATAGTGTACGTATTTTTCTAAAGCTTTTTCTGTTTCTTTTGAAACACCTTTCCCCAACACTTTTACAGTATCAGATGCTTTTTTAGAAGCTGTGCCCATGGTTTGCATAAATCCTTTAAACTTGTTGACTCCTACTTTCAGAAGGTCATCGTCACTCAAAGATTTATAACCATCTTTCATATCCTTTGAAAACTTTTCTTTGAAGCTTTTGCCTATACTTCCAAGATAATTTTTAAACTCTCCTAGCTTCCTAACAGCACCGCCAATAATTTTGCCACCAAAAAACTTTATAGTTTCTCCTAAACCGTTAATACCGTTTCTGAACCATTCCACACGATCATATGCGGTTTTAAAAACTTTATATGCAATTGTAATAGCAGTTATTGTAGCACCTATAGGTCCTGTTAAAAACTTTAAGGCTACACCAGCAAATCTTGCGCCTCCACTTACTGCAAATAAGGATTTTGCGGCTAATCCTAAACCGTTTTTCAAAAGTTTGAACGGTAAAATTGCTAGCTTTGCAGAATTTTTCAAAACATTTATAGGTTTTAAATTAAACAACATAGCTCCGGCTAATCCTTTAAAGCCTTTTGACGTTTTTCCTGTTGTAGAACCAAGAAATAAGGTTTGAAGACCTAAAGATTTCATTGCTTTTGAATTGGTATTAGAAAGTATTGTATTTTCAGCAATGCGTCTATTTAATGATGCATATCCTTTGGCCGCGCTTCCAACTGCACGTATTAATAAGCCTCCAGCAAGAACAGCAGGACCAATAGATGCACCAAAAATTGCTAAGCCTACCGAAGCCTTTCTAACCCAACCAGGAAGATGTGTAAATCCATCAACTAATTTTGTTAATCCTTCCGCACCTGCTCTAATCATAGGCGTTAAATCTTTACCAACTTCAATTGCTAACGATTCAAAAGCGCCACCTAATTGTTCCAGAGCACCTTTGAGGTTGTCTTTCATCAAATCAGCTGCTTTTTTACTTTCACCATTAGAGTTCTTCAATGATTTGCTATAGCTATTAATTTTATCTGGACCCGCTTCAATCAAGGCTAAAAATCCACTTGCTGCTTCAGTGCCAACTATTGTAGCCACTGTTGCTAGTTTTTGTTCTCTCGTCATGCCTTTCATGTTGTCTTGGAACTGTCTAATCAATTCACCCATGCCAACAAATTGACCTTTAGCATCAGACAAATGAATACCTAATTTTTTCATTTCCTTAGCTGTACTTTTACTTGGATTAGCTAGCCTAATAAACGAAGCTCTTAATGCAGTACCTGCTTGAGACCCCTCTAACCCTGAGTTAGATAAAACTTCAATTGCTGCAGAAGTGTCCTCTATTGAAACTCCTAATGCTTTTGCTGGAGTACCTGCATATTTTAATGCATCTCCCATGTATTGAATATCTGCAGCACTATCATTAGCTGATCTCGCAAGTAAATCAGCAACATGGTTTGCATCAGATGCTTTTAAACCGAAAGAGTTAATCGCTGAAGCCATTACAGTTGCAGTTGTAGCCATTTCTGCACCACTTGCTTCTGCTGCGCTGATAACACCTGGCATAGCCTCCATTGTTTGTTTGGCATTAAAGCCTAAAGCTGCCAATTCTTCCATACCTTTAGCAACTTCGTTAGCACTTTTACTTGTTTTAGCGCCTAAGTCAACCGCTTGATTAGACATGCTTTTTAAGTCTTTACTGCTTGCTTGTGCAATCGCTCCAACTCGAGACATTTGCCCTTCGAAGTCTGCACTTGTTTTTAATGCTGCACCTAACCCTAAAGTAATCGGTGTAGATACGCCCATCGTCATCGTACGTCCTAGGGAAGTCATTTTGTCTCCAATAGAACTAAATTTCTTTGACATGACATCCGCTTGACTTGCAAGTTTACCGAAATGACTTTGAGCTATCATTTGTTCTTTGTTAAAAGTCTTCATTTCGGATGAAGCTTTATCTATTGAACGCTCCAAATTATTTAAAGCAGCTTTTTCTTTATTAACAGCTGTTTCAGCTTTTGCGACATTAGCGCTATGATTCTTAATAGTATTGTTTAAATCATTAAATTCTTTTTCTGTTTGCTTTAATTTAGTATTAGTTTTAGCGTAAGAACTTTCAATTTTATCATTTGATTTTGAAAGATTGTCATTTTGCACTTTTAGTTTTTGAACTTGATTGCCTTCTTGTTTATATTGTTCAACAAGTGCTTTATGCTTAGCGGACTGCTTCTGTACTGCGTCACTTGCTCTTTTTAGTTGTGCAGTAGTAGCTTGGTTACTATTCTTAAGCTTCTGCTCAGCTTCTCTCAACTGTTTAAGTTTTTGAAACGCATCTTGTTTACGTTGATTTGTACGTTTATATTGATTTTCAGCTTTTTTAAGTTCTGTATTCGATGATTTTAAGGCTTCTTTAGATTTATCAAGAGCTAATTTTTCTTTTTTATTGGCTTCTACTAACTTTAAATATGCTTTCTCAACATCTTTTACACTGGATTTAGCTTTTTGGTAATTAGCGTTAACTTGTTTAAGCTCATCTTCTACTTGAGAATACATCTTTTTTTGAACTTTAAGCCTATCATTTAACCCCTTAATTCTCGCCTGATATTTTTCCATTGATTTTTCAGACTTGTCAAATGCTGACAGATTAGCTTTCATTTCACTATTAACAACACCTAATTGTCGCTTTAAACCTTTCATGCCTTCTTGGACACCTAAATGGTCTAATTTCAGCTCCAAGGTCATGCCTTCTACTTTTTCATTCATATTAACCTCCTTTCTAGCTTCCAAAAAGTTTTCTTAAATCCGTACCTGTAATGACTTTTTGTTCACTTTGTTTTTCTTCAGTCTCTTCTTTATTCTCTTCATTAAGTATTTCTAAAAGTTTTACATACGGCTGTTTTCTGACTTCAGTTAATGTCCACCCATACTGCTCCATACAGAAACGTTGTATTTTCTTAATGTTCGATAAAATGTCTTTTATTGAGATTGTTCTTCTGTCTTTCCCATCTCTTCTGGTTCAGTTTCTGAATCTTCTTCATCTTCACCATTGATTTCTCGAAATATATCTTTCAAGGCTTTTGTATAAGTTTTAGTGCTCATCTTGTTCAAAACATCTTCTTCAGTCAATCCTTCATCTTTAAATAAATCTACTAATAACTGTCGCTCTTTTTGTCTCATTTTTGTTGCGTTAGGTGCTTCTTTTTTATTCTCTTGATTTACTAATTCTAAATACTCATAGCATTTTTCTGCTTCGCCCATTGTTACATCTTCTTTTGTATAGCTCTCTGTTTTTCCTGTTTTACGATCTTTAATTTCAAATTTAATCATTGTATTAGCTCCTTTTATTCAAATAAAAAAGACGCAGATATACTGCGCCTTAAATTCCTATCCGTTTGTTACTGTCACTGAAATTTGTCCTGACTTATCGCTTCCATCAGTAGACGTAGCAGTGATTACTGAAGTACCTTCAGCTACACCGTGAATTGCTCCTGTTCTCTCATCAACAGTAACAAACTCTGGATGTTCACTTGTATATTTCAATGTTTTATTCGTTGCTGTACTTGGTGCAATGTTTGGCTCAACATTGTCATCGGTATTTACCGTAATTGATTTAGTTTCTGGTGTAAATGATACGCCTGAAACTAGAATTGGATTGGTTTTGAATTGAGGTACATCAACTTTACTAGATTCTTTACCGTTTTCTTCCCACGACACTTGGTAAGTGCCTTTTGGATATGTTGTATCAGCATCTAAATTAGATAAAGTTACAGATACTTTGCCTTCGCCTTGCTCAGAGGCTACGACGTCATCTCCTTTATAAACCTTTAAAGTTTTAGTCATAAATTATTCTCCTTTTGATTTTTTTGAAAGCCCCTATTCTGCTGAAACTGTTGCAGATTTCGAATTAACTGAAACTTCAACATTTTGGGGATTAGCTGGGTAATGAACCTAAAGAATCATCAGAATGTTCTCCACTGTCAGTGTATCCAACGAATACTTTTTTGAAGAATTCTGCTTCTCCTTCTTTACCTTCATGATAACCGTATACAATACCTTGTGACGTTCCATCAACATCAACTTTTCTATTCATCCAGTCACCTGTTAATTTTGTAGGTTCTGGGGCTTCTGCTTTTTCACCTCGTGTTTTAAATTCAATTGAATCTAAACTAAAAGTACCTTTAAGTAAGGCTACATATACCGGCTGACCTGTTAAACCATCTTCCGATTCGCCAATTACTGTTACATACGGTGCTCTTGTATTCTCTCCTACCCAAGATGTACCATTTTTATCTTTAGTACGTCCAATAACTGTGTTTAAATCATCACTTGGAATATTGAAAATACTCATGTCAGACTTAACTTCATTAGTACCTTGTTTTTTCATCCATACACGTTTGTTAGATGCAAACATATCTACTAAATCTGGTGCTAAACCTGTGATATTTAGGTCAACTGTACCACCTTTTTCATCTTCCCATGTCATGCGTTTAACTACTTTTGTTGCTTCTGGGTTAAAAACTCCAACGTATAATCTTTTAAAACCTACTTTATAAGAACCTTGTCCTTCTGCCATTGCTTATTTCCTCCTTAAATATTAAAAAGCACACCTATTCGATGCGCTGATTTTTATAATATATATTTTTTGGTATGCCTTGATAACGTCTCGACATCACATAACGTTTAGTTTCTTCAAAATAAGCATCTAACTGACTAGATGCTTGAATTAAATTTTGTTGATATAACAGGTATCTTATTCGTTTTGTTATATCAATTGTTTTCTGATTATTTGAAGATTCTACATCTATTTGAATTAAGTATTCTTCACTAAGATATTTATCAGACATAAAGTCTGAAGGTAAATCATAAATAGGTGTAATAACAACAAAAGGTTTGGAAGTTTCAGCATTTTCAGTGACTTTATAATAGTATATTCTAGAATTTATATATGTTTGGAGCTCTGCATCAGATAATAAAATTCCTTTTACAGTGTTTAATATATTCATTTATCTGGCCAACTCCTTTTTTATAATTTCTCTATACTTCCTTTCACTAGCAGCTAATGTTTTTGCAATAACTCCAAAACCTCTTGGTGTATATTTTTTACCATCTCTTGTATAACCATGTTCATTCAAGTGAATAATGTTTTTGCGATTCATAGGACCTACCCATTCAATTAAAACAGCTCTTTCTTGACTGCCAACTTTTGTATAAGGTTTAGATTTAGTCATTTCTTCTATACTAGCACCCGTATCTTTAAAACTCTCGAATTCTTTCTTTAAAGTCTTTATAAAAAATTCAGATGCTTTATTTAAAGCTCTATCACTCTTAGCTTGCATTGCTTGTTTACCGTATACCGATTCTAATTTCTTCAACACTTCAGGTATCCCTTTAATTTCTACACTCATTTTTCTGATAAAACCACTGTATTATAGCCAATATCTGGTGTATCAATTCTTATTTCTACAATGTTGAATAATTTATCGGAATATAATGCACTGTCAATTTTAACTAAGTGATTTGTTTGTGGTAGATATTCAATTTTAGAAGACCTAACAATTATGGTTAATCCTGATTTTGATTCAGTCGTTTTTAAAATTTCTCTATCTTTCATAGAAGGATTATATATTTTACAAAAGCAACTATACAATTTCATTTTTTCCTCTTCATCTGGATATGGTCCTTTGTTTATATATTGAAAAAAATACGCGCGATCTTTAAATTCATTAAATTCCATTTAAAAATCACCTACCACTTTTTTAATTTCAAAATCATTTTTTGCAATCCTTTTTCATTAAACACCTTGCTTCTAGATTGGTCATTTGAGTATCCACGACTTTCATAATCTCTTGCAATGATATATTTAATCGCTGTACAAAAAAGCGGGTATTCCAAGTCATCTTTGTCATAATCTGGAACCCCACTTAATAGTAATTCAGACTTAGCCGATTGAATGAGACCTTCAATTAAATCATTTTCGAAATTATAGTCAATTCTCAACCACAATTTAATTTCTTCTAAACTCATTTCATCACCCCTATTCGGCTGATATTACAGCTGATTTAGCCTTAGCTGTTACATTAACCTTTTGGGGCTTAGCTGGGTAATGAACCTGTGCTTTCTTTAGCTTTTGCGATTCTGAATGCACTGTCTAATGTACGTTGCTGATCATACCATGCAGTTAATACAAACAAATATTCGCCTTTTTTAACATCTTTATCAGTGTCATAAGTTGTTCCATCATAGTTAATTCCAAAATAATTGAAATCTCCCACAATAGGTTTAACTGCTGCATCTGTAAATACTACAGGTTTACCGAAAACTTTTTCTGCTGGTGTGTCAAAGAAGTTTGTTGTTCCATTTGAAAGAACGCTAATAATTTTAACGTAATCTGCATAACGCATGTAAATTGTTGCGTTATCACGATAATCTTCATGTAAATCTGCTAAAGCGTTAATAATAGCATCATACATGTTTGCTCCCTCAACTTCTTTAACAGAACCATTATAAAATGACATGTGTTCTAACCCAGATTTAGGACTTACTGCCAAGGCATCTTTACGCTCTTTGGCTGCTAATCCTGATTGTAGTGCGTTTTCAACCCAGTTTACTAAATCTACATCTGATCCATGAATTACAGTATCTGAAATTGCAGCAAATACTTTGAATTTATTAGTAGTGAATTTAACTGTATCACCTTTTAATTTTAATTCTTTTGCTGTTTCTACGTCTGTAATGAAATCATCATCGTCTAAAGTGTATGAAACTCTTGGAATCTCTAAACCTTTAATGTTAGTTAGACGAGCTTTTTCACGTAATTGGTTTTTAGCAAATGGTTCTGAAACAATTTCTTTAGAAAGTGTTTTTGGTAAAAGTTTATCCCCGCCTGAATCATTACCTGTTGGTAAAGCATGTAATAATCGTTGTGCCTCCATTGAAGGTTTTTCAAATTCATTTGGTAAAATCGCGTGACGATAAAACTCTGCCTTAGCTTTAACCAACTTCTCATTATCATTTAAAGATTGATAAGCTTCTCCTTTATCTTTAACTTTCGCTTTTTCTTTCTCTTCAATGTCTTGCACTTGTCTTTCAACAATGTTAAATCTTTGTTGTAAACCTGCTTTTTCTGTTTCTAGTTGTTTGATGTCTTCCATATCAATATTTGGATCTGTTGCTTTCTGACTCAATTCATCATTTTTATTTTTTAATTGTTGTCCAATCATACCTAAGGATTGTTTTAATTCATATAATGTCGGCATTTCATTTCCTCCTAATAATTCATTGTCATTTTTAAAATTTCGCATTCGCGTTTAATTTTTTCTCTTTTTTCTTTTTCTTCTAGTGACATACTTTCTTTAGGTGTTTCAACCAATTCAGATGTATCTACATCATCAATTTTAGTGATTTTGTCTACATCTTTCTTTAAATCTTCTGGGACGTTCTCGAAACGCTTATATTGCTCTTTAGAGATACTAGCAGCTATTTCATTAGCTCCTAAAATTTCATCTATCAAGCCGAAAGACAAGGCTTCTTCTGCAGTAAGCCAAGTTTCTGCATCTAACATCTGTTTTAAGTGTTCTTGATCTAAATCTTTTGCTTTATCTAAATAAGCTGAATTACTAACAGCATCTGTTTTTTCAAGTAAATCCGCTGTCTTTCTTAATTCTTCTGCATTACCTACAGTCATAACCCATGAATTATGAATCATTAAAAAACTATTTTTGTGCATAAAAATAGTGTCACCACTCATAGCGATAACACTAGCAATTGATGCCGCTAAGGCATCGACATAGATATTAATTTTTGCAGGATGCATTTTTAGCATATTGTATATTGCATGCCCTTCAAATACACTGCCTCCAGATGAATTTATATGAACATCTATTTCACTGATGTCTCCTAGTTCATCTAGTTTATTTTTGAAATCTGTAGCAGTTACATCACTTTCAAACCATTTATCACTTACAATATCACCATAAATAAATATTTCACCTTTACTTTTTGATTTTCTTTTCATTTGAAAATACTTAGCTTTCATTGACATTTTTATCACCACCTTTCAAAGATTTTCTTAATTCAAGTGGCGTGTCAATTGGGTATAAATCACCGCTTATTAGCGGCTTATCTCCACCTTCAACTGGTGGTAAATCTTCCCACTCTCTAATGTCATTTATAGTGTAGTAACCACTACGAACTGCTTTAAAGTACACTTCTGCTTGTGTTGCACTATCAGCCCTTAAATAAGATTTAACGTTAAATTTAAAATACCTATTTTTTTCTCTGTCTGTTTTAGTAAGTAGTTTCCGATTAAATTCTTCTTCATACTGTTTGACGATTGGCAATAAGGTATGCTGCAAGTAAAATCTGTTTAACTCTTCATTTTTCGCGAAATTTGTATTTGATCTTGCATTTAAGAATACTGAGGGCAATTGAAAAACGTTAGCTACTCTTTCTCTTGTTAAATTCTCGCTTGCCACTATATCTTCAGAGACATATTTTTTAGGTAACGGTTCGATTTCAACACCAGGCTCTTGGAATAATATTCCACCGTTTTCTTCATAGTACTGTTTGAAATCTTCTAACACTTGCTGCCTTTTTTCTTTACCTACATTGGAACCATATTTAAGCATGAAAGAATCAGGTTTTTGCATTTCTGTAAGATTAAAGGTTCTTACTGCATTATCAAAATCAGTTGTATTCTTCAACACATCAATCGGACTAATGCCTTGCACCATATTAGATGCCACGATGTGTTTAAAATGCAACATGTCCATATTATGAACAATCAATTTATTTCCAGTTGCAGCATGAATGGAATAATAAAGTTCACGTGATTGGTTTTCAATTAACATTTCAACAACATCTGGATTTAATAAGAAAAGCTTTGATGGTTGATGATAGATGTCTCGTTCAATTAGCACATATGCATTACCTTTTTCATTTCTGATTGTTTCAATTTGATTAATAAAATCAAAACTGCTCAGAGAATTATTCGGTGACACTGTAAGTAAATCAGATACTTCTGTATTAACTACTTTATAATCTTCATACATTTTCAAGGGCAAACTAGCCATCGAATTAGATAACTTTGTAATAGCTGAAAATATCGTTTCATTAGTTTCAAGCGTATTATTGATTACACCCCAAAAAGATTTATTTTTCCATGGGCTAAAGTCATAAAGCTTAGAAGCTGACTGATCAATCCAATTGTCTATCAATTTTTTCTTTATGCGTGTGACAATATTCTCTTTTGCGATAACATTCACCTCCTTAACGCATTATATCTTTAATACTAATAAATTCTATGTTTCCTTCACCCTTGTCAGAAACAACTTTATTCATAATATCTGTATATGTGTTTAAAAATGCTGCAAAGCCATCTATTTTACGATATCTGCTTTGCTTAGACGGCAACCAGTTTCCGTTTCTGTCTAGTTTCAACTGAACATTATTGATATACCATTTCATTAAAGGATTATTATTAAATATTATTTTCCCATCTAAAAACATTTCTTTTAAATCCTTCAATGCAGGGCTCAAGGTCAAAGCTCCTTGTCTTGTTTCTTCCGTTTCAAACCCGTAATTTTTTAACTCTTGATTTAGTTTGAATGCGTTCGCTCTATCATAAGTAATTTTTTCTACTACATAATGCTCATTCATCTTAATTATCCAATTTAAAACATCTTGGTAGTCAATATAAGGCTTATCTTGCACTGTTAATAAGCCATCTTCTTCCCATTCTCTATAGGGTATTTTTTCGTTAGAATATTCAACTTTGTGCTTAGGAATCCATGAATGCGATAAAACTGCAACTTTACCATTATCTAACGCAAAAGTAGCACACGCGGCTGTAAAGTCCTCTGTTTCTGATAAATCATAACCAATCGTGCATGGTCTGCCTTCCAGCTCTTCTAAAGAAACAATTTCATTATTTTTTTGGAGTGTTGGGTAATCAATAAAACTCATCTCGTCATTATTAGCAAAGATATTAAACCTTTTGGTTATAAAATCTCCACGTTCAGCTGGTGTTCTCTTAGCTTTTTCCCACTCTTCTTTCATCTCATCTAAATTTATAGAGACACCTAAGTTGGGATTTGCTTTTATCCAGTTCGACGAATCATTAATATCATCGTCATCATCCAAAGATGCTAAATAATAAAAAGTTCTTTCGTCTTCTATGATTTGATCTAAGGTGTCTCTTCCCGCTTCTACCATATCAACAAGTGGACCATCTAATTGATACCCTGCTGTCGTAATGTAGATGAGAAGAGGTTGTAACCTTGCAGCTCTTGAGTTTTTTATAACTGAAATCAATTTATAGTCTTTAAATTCATGAATTTCATCAAAAATCCCCATGTGTGTATTCAATCCATCTAACTTATCGCTATCTGATGCTTGGGGCATAATTTTTGATATCGTTGCGTCATAATGGATTTCATCTCTTAATGTTCTGAAATTTTTATCAAGCTTTGGGCTAGCTTTTATCATCGCCTTAGATTCATCGAATAATATTCTAGCTTGTTTCATTACGTTTGCTAAAAGATGGATTTCAGCGCCGTTTTCTCCATCTTGAGAAACAGCATAGTTAGCAACACCAGATATAGTAGTTGTTTTACCATTTTTTCGCCCCATAAATATCAAAGCTTCTTTAAACCTGCGCAGTTTTGTTTCTTTATGAACCCAACCAAACAAACTGCCAATAATAAAATGTTGCCATGGTTGTAATACAAGTTGACGTTTAGATCCTTTGGAAGGTTTACAAAACTTTTCTATGAATCGAATAGGACGGTGCGCTAATTCTTCATCAAATACCCATTTACCTCCATTTTCTAGATATCTAAGGTGTCTCTCACATTCTTTTTTAACATATTTGCTTGTTTTTATTTTCCCTTGAGTGACTTGCTCTGCATACCATGTTGTTAATAGTTTTGGTGAAGGTTCATTTAAAACTTTAATAGTCACCGAATCCACCTTCTTCTTGAACTATCTTTTTTCTTTGTGCTGCAGTTAAACCCATAGACTTGAGTAAGTTATTTAGTGTTTGAACTGTTTTTGTCAGTTCTATGCTTAATGGATTCTTAACAATATTGCTCGCACCAGCCTTGTTTGTATGCTCTATCATCAAATCACTATTTTTAAGTTCATCTCTTAACCGACAATAAAATTCATACGTTTCTATATACAAATTAATTAATATGTCATCAGATTTTTTATAATCCTCTATATATTCTTTCAGCTGTTTTTTTGTTAATTTCATATAAAGACCCCCTTTCATAAAAGTTTATCCGCGTTGCAAGCGAAGGGCCCCCGCCGGTACCCGGCGAAAAAACATTTTAAGCCGATGGGCAGGGGGCTATAAAATTTTATTTAAATAATTTTTTTGTTTAAATTTTTAGAACTCTAATTCTCTTAATATTACTTTTGTCATTATCATTTGCATGAATTTTGTTATGACAGCTATAACAAACTGACATTAGATTATCTAAGTCTAAAGCTTTGTTAAAATCTTCATCAACATAAATAATGTGATGTACAATGTTTGCATCTGTTACAATATCTTCGCGTAAACACATTTGACAAAGATAATTATCTCTATCTAATGCTATCTCTCTTAACTTCTTCCATGCTTTTGAATGATAGAACCAATCGTATTGATATGACTTACGACCATGCTTATAAATGTTATTGTGCTTGGTCATCTCTTACACCTCTTTGATTGCATAACAAAAGACACACCGCATAGCGATGTGCCTCGTGTACTTGTGTCGTATAACTTTTAGATAACTTTATACATCTTTCCGATACTATCATATTACTACAGATTTGTAGGCCTTTTGCACAATCTTTGCACAATGTTATTTGATACCTGCATGATACGCTATCGCTTTAACAAAGTTCTTTCGTATTGTAGTAACTGTATTGCGATGCATGTGACATGCATCCCCTATTTGTTCTATCTTTAGCTTCTTATCTTTATTCCAATACTTTAACCTTATTACTTTCTTATGATCTTCAGGTAACTTTAAGTACTCACTTTCAACTGCTTCAACCATCTCTTCTAAATTACGTAACATCTTATTAGTCAATAATCTTGTCGCCATTAACTCAGTTGTTCTAACTGGCTCTCCTTTTTGTAACGGTCCATACACAATGTTGGTGTCTAGTTCTTTCGTTGGGTTGAGTATCTCCATTCTCAATCTATTTATCTCTTTCTTGTTCTCTTGTAGGTTATATATCTCTGACTCAATATATTTAAATGTACCTGGCTTAATATCATATGACGCCTTTCCCATCTTATACCTCCATTACTTATGCTTAGCTATTCTTGCTTTAATAGCTTTCATTAATTCTTCTTGCGTTAGTTCTTTATTTTGTAAAGCTTTATATACTCTTTGATCTATTGTGTTATCGGTCATGATATGATGAATAATAGTCGTATGATTTTGTCCTTGTCTGTATAATCTAGCATTTGCTTGTTGGTATAATTCCTATGTGTTGAATATAAACAATATGCAAAATCATAAAACATAGATAATATGTCGGTCATATCTTGAGCAGCATAATCGATATCAAGTGTTAGCATTGAACGATTCATGACTTGACCAGCACGCCGTTTACCTTCTTTTAAATAACCGCCGACAAATCCGCCAACATCTTTTATATCTGCTTGTTCGGACTTAGACATTTTATTGTACTCAGTTAAATCTTCTTTAGTTCTAACTGTTTGTGCTAGCTTCTGCATAAAGTCAGACCAAGCCATATTGTGATTAGTCCAATGTGTGGATAGGCGACTAGCAGCATAAGAATATGAGACATCACGATCATATTTAATTGTTTCTATTTGAGTGACTTTGTCTAACATGTTCGGCTCCTTTCATTATTTTAGATAGAGCAGAGAAGCCAACGCCTCTCTTTAGCTTTTGAATCTTTTTCTAATTCGTTCAACTTCATTTTCATAATCTTCTAAACCTTCAACACCATTATTTTTTACTAACTGCTTGAAAAGATAAGCATTCATATACTCCAATGCTTCTATGGTTTTCATCTTATGAGAAATGCTACTTAACAAGATCAATAAAAATATAGATAAAACAATTGAAATGACAATCCACATATTTACAACACCTCCAGTGCTATTGCTAAACACATTAATATAATTAATTCAAAAATGATAATATCTATTACCATGAAACTTCAGCTCTGATTTTTTCAAAGTCACTCGGCGCCTCTACATCATCATTAGCCGTCATCATAATATATACTTGTTCAGTTACATACTTACCTAGCTCATACATTGCTAGTAAGAATAATAGTCTTAGTATTTGTTTAATCATTGTTTATCTACCTTCTTTGCTTCGTATAAGACCGGATATAAATTTAAAAAGTGTATTCTATATCCAATCGTCTTAACTTCTACTTTGTCGCCTACTTTTAACCTAGCTTGTATGTCTGCGCTATCAAATTTCTTTTTGAATAATAAGTCGGAGTTTTCAATGACTTGTTTGTTGTCTAATACAATATAGAACTTGTCTTCTTTATCTTGTCTCTTGTTATATTTATCTGTAATTGTCCCTTGATGTACTTCTTTGTTTTGGTAACTAGCCACTGTATAGATAGGCGATATGACAACAAGCATCAGTGCGATTACGCCGAATAATCGCAGTATTCCAGCAATAAAGATATCGAACCAATCCATATTTTTAAGTTTTTTAATCATCATTGTCATCTCCGGTATCAATTAAACTAGGTATCATTCTTAACATAGCCCTTAATTCATGTTCATTCATATTAGCCATCATAGGACTGTAAAATTCACTATCTTCATCTTTAACAGTTTTAATAAAACAGCCTTCAATCTCAGCTTTTTCTTCTGGCGTTCCATTTTTATACGTCTTAAATACCTCGGTGTGCTTTTCTGGTAATTTCATTTTAGGTGTATTAAACATTATTATCTCCCCTCTTTAATGATTTTATTTCTTTTCGAACAAAGAACCTAATACTTCTTCACTAGGTCTTTCGAATAAGGTCACTTTAGAATTATTAGTGTAGTAAACAATAGGTGTATTTTGTGACTCATATTTCTCTTTCGCTTCTTCTTTACTCTCTACCTCAACAACTGTAAACCTTTGATTGCTTTTAGCTCGAGTTATGTGTGTATGTTTACGTCCTGTTGAATCTTTGAATGTTGTGACTAAGTATTGTGTCACTTCCCCAAAACCTCCTTGACTCGATCTAAGATGTCTTTACACGTATCCTTTTCCTGCGTCTGCTGTTCCATCTTGTCTTTCGTGGTTCCTTTTCATTTTCTTTTTGTATGCGTCAATGAGTTGGTCGATTGTATAGTAAGTATTGGCGTACAAAAAAGGCATTATTAAAACTTGTACAATACTATTATCAATACCTTTTACAAATTGTTCTGTTAGTGTATGCATTACATGAACAAAATAAACTGAATGTAGTTTAGGTAAAGTAACTTCATTTTCAATCAAATCAACCATAACCTCAGTAGTTTCTTCCAAATCTTCTTCATCAACAATAGTCAAAGTTAATTGCAAACTGAAAGCTAAGTAATCAGCAATCTCATCTAATTGTGTATCTAATGGCTTACCTGGTTGTTTCTTCCAATTTTTAAAAAACTCAAGTGTGTTAACCCACTCCGCAAATTCAATAATCATACTAGCTACTGTGTCATTTAAATTTCTAGTCGGTATTCTATCGTCGAACTTCTTTTGTATTTGTAATAACTCTTGTAACTGATCAATTGTTAATGTGTTAGTCATTTTCCTGTTCCTCCTCATATTTATAGACAACTTGACCTGCCATAATCCCTACTGCTTCATCAAGTTCAATATCTTCTTTGAGTGCATCTTGCATAGCATTAGGTAAACCCTCAAGTATTTCATCAAACGCTTGCGCTTTCTTATACACGTCTTCAACCTCTTTTAGTAAGCCCTCTGTGTCATTACCGTTATACGCACTAGCACTAATAACGGACTGTTCGATTTTTTCGCGATTATTCATTTGTGTCATCCTCCATAAAAATTTTATTGTTTAATTCCATTCCGAATTTAACTCTTTCATCATCGTTACCGAATTCGTTTATTAAATCTTTTTCAACGCTCTTGCAATACCTATCCCATGCGCTTGCTTTCTTCTCCAGTTCTTTGTTACAATCTCGTAACTTCGCTATATCCCCAATAAGCTCATCTCGTTGCTTCTTGTACTCTTCACGATCTTTTAATGCTTTGTGAAGTTTATCTAATAACTTGTTAGAGTTAGTACAAAGATTTTTATATTGTTCATCTGATAAGGTGAACGTCATCTCATAACCTCCAATAGCATCTCATTTTCAAAAATATTTCCAACAATTTCAATAATATCGTCATTTTCACTTAGTAATTCAGTTACATTGCTAAAAGTTATATAAAAGGCTCCTTCTTTAAACTCGATAAAACTTACTTCTCTCGAATAACAATCTTGAACAATATCCCCTTCATAAATCTCCACACCGTGCACATCTTTAAATCCTGTGTATTGTAATAGTTTTACTTCATTGAAACTTTTATAACCTGTTGAAATCAAAATGTACCCACTATTAAAATCGATTTCGTCAATAATACTCATAACTTTTTTATCTTTATCCCAAGCTTTAAATTTCAACATCATACTAGCAACTCCCCATCTTTCCAGATTAACGTCATAGTTAGGTCATCGTTTAAGATGTAGAATGCTTTGGTAGGCACACATCTGCCATATAAACATTCTTTTATACTAGTGTTCTCATATAGTGTAGAGTTATAGTCTCCTTCTTGAATCTCGAATAATTCAATCAACCTATCAACCTTAGTCTCTTCCGTTACTTCTTTTTCAATATCAACTATGAAGGGGATATCAATTGGAATAAAACTTGACGTCGAACACTTATTTGTATTTGGATGAAAACGAACGAATCCATCACTAAATCCTGTTGAAAAAAATATTTTTCCTTGTGATAGATCCGGATTTTCTCGCGCCCATTTAATTAATTCATCTAATCTCATTTCTTTTTTAACTTTGATTTTCATTGTTATATCTCCTCTTGAACAGTAAATTTATCGTTAATTGATACGTATCCAGTCACATTACATAAGATGCTATCAACATCAAAAGTCACACAACAGTTGCGTTCAACATCATTTGAATAGAATCTTTTATTACCTGATAACTTGGGGTTATCCCAAGCCCATTGGATAAGTTCAGGTAAATTCATTTCTTTTTCAATTTTGATTTTCATTGTTTCCGCCCTTTTAAAATAAAGTTAGTTGCTTCTGTTCCTCATATTCCAAATCACTTTGCTTTATATATGTTTCAAGCTCTTCCGCTGTATCAAATGTCTTTTTCACACCTTGCCAACCTGGCACGATATGACCGTGAAAGTAATAAGTGCCATTTACTACATGGATATGTGCCACTCGTTCGTTATCCTGATACAGATATCTCTTAGAGCCGAAAAATTGGTTTAAGCGTTCTTTACGTGCGCTATCTGTCATGGTCGTCACTCCTTTTAACAATTAGGCAGTCCAAACGACATGCATTCGTAATATAGTTCTTCATTCCTTATGCTTGTCTTATAGTTCTCAATCACATTGCTAACTTCTTTATGACTCATTGCTTTAACTTGTTCGTCTGTATATTTTTCGCAGTCTTCTAATTCCAGTTGCTCCTGTAATGACATTACGTAATCAACTTGTTTTTGCGTTGCCATCGTTACCCCTCCCACAAGTCAAACACTCTATCGACGTAAAACTTCGCCTTTGCTAAATCCTCGTGTCCGTTTTTCAACGGTGCTCTAGACAAGTATTTGATTGCATTACCTATTGCGAATGCTAATTGTGGTGGATACTGTGCCGTTACTTGTTCGATAAAATCTATAATTTCAATGTCTCCGTATGTGTAATGCGACGGCTGCTTAACATTATCTTGCATTTCGTTCATATCTACTTTTCTGTTACTGATTACACTCATTATGCTTCACTCCATTTCTTGAACATTTGGTTATAAGTGACATCGAACCAGTACGGATCACGTGAATGTTTTTGAGGCACATTAAACAAATGCGGTTTCTTTCTTCTTAGTTCTGCCTCTTTCTTTCGCTCTCTTTCCAATTTGCGTTCGAGTCTAGCTTGTTTAATCTTTTCCATTTGTTTCATTTCTCTGTATTCTTTTAGGTGCATACCATAGGGCGCATCTAAAGCTTCTGAAAATTCCCAACAACCTCTTACACGTTTAGAAACAATTCCAGCATTTATCCCTCGCTTTGACATTAATTCTCTTTCAAAATTATTAAATTTATATGGTTTGTTATTAATAATTACAACACTGCCCATTTATTCCACCTCTATACATTTACTGTTTTAATCCAATCCTCTAATTTGTGCGTGTTGTGATTTCTAGTAAATAGTTCACTTACATTAACACCTAGAGCATCTGCCAATTTATCTAATACATTTAAGTTAACCATCTCAGCTTTTCCGTTTTTATATCCACTAATAGTTGATCTTGATACGCCAGTTTCATTGTGCAAATCTTGAACACTTACGTTATCTCTAGCCATGATTACTCTTAAATTAGTTGCGAATACTTCGTTCAACTTCATTTATTCCACCTCTATATATGCATGTCTTATTGTTATGTTGTCATACTTTAGTAATTCATCCGGATTGTCATCTAAGCGCTTTGCCAGCGCATCTTTTTCATCATCCACATCATCAAAATGCTGATATTCAACTTCTGTAGGTATCCTTATATCAATCGTTGCATTTATATATGCTTGTTGTTGCATTAGATCACTTCATTTCTCTTTTGCGTTCTCGTCTTGCCTTAATTAATTCCTCATACGTAATCCATGTTTTGCCTGTATACTTAGGTGCTTTACATATCCAATTGAGTTTTATGTTTCTGTATTTATGTCTGAAAATCTTAGCTTTAAGTTTTGCTACTTCGGTTGGCATACCTTTAATGTCGATAACTTCAATCAGTTTGTCATCGAGATATAACGCGAAGTCTGCAATATATTCAATCTTTCGTTGTTTATCTAGTTTTGGTAATAATTCGAATTTCGGTTGTATTTCGATATGATCATAATTAGTGCCATTCATATTACTTTCTAAATATTGGTAATATTCACACTCTACTTTGCTATCAAATACAATTCCTTTGTACTCAACTTTCTTAGCGTTGTATTTACTCATCGTCCACCTCTAAATATCAAATATCGTTGCTTGTAAACCTAGCTCTTGCTCATATAGAAGTCCGTGAGCGCCTTTAAATCGTTTTAGGTCACTATCAGTCATAATTTTCTTTTCGTCGCTGAAATGGGCTCCTGTGAGCGAATAAACTTCATTTACGTTGTCTTTATACTTGATGACCTTAATATCTTCCGTGCCATCTTCTCGGTATAAGTAATATTTTTCTTTCGGCATTTTTAACACTCCTTAATGTGTGTTTTCTTCCAGTTGATTTCATTCATGATTTTCCTTTTAACTTTGTCATAATCATCAAAAGGCGATAACTCGTTATTGTCCAACAATCTATTGACTGCCCAACCAGTTTCTATATAGACATTTGCTACAATCGGGTCGCTTTGCTTTGTCTCTTCATACATCGATTTCAATAAGCTTTTGAATTGCATGATGTTCATGTGAAAAACCTCTGCGTCTTCTTGTAATACTCAAATTCAATTATTCCAGTTTCTCCGTCTTTGTTTTTGGCTATGTTACATTCAACAATAGATTTGCCTGTAATACCGTCATCTTCGTCACGATTATAGTAATCATCACGGTAAAGTAGCATTGCTAAACTCGCATCTGCTTCTATTCCGCCTGATTCTTTCATGTCCGATAGCATTGGACGTTTATCCTGTCTAGACTCGACACCACGATTCAGTTGTGAAAGTAGTACGATGATTGCGCCTGTCTCATTAGCAATTATCTTTAAGTCGCGTGATATCTTTTCTACTGCTACACGTCTATCAACTTTCGCATCAGTATCCATCAGTTGAAGGTAATCAATAAAAATAACTTGTTGACCGTCTGAATGCCTCATTGCTTGTGCTCGCACATCTTGCGGTGTGATATTACTTTTATCAGAAATATCAATACCTAATTTCATGATTTTATCCATCGCATTCGTTAACTTTGTTAAATCATCTGGCGTTAAGTTTCTGATTTCTTTTATCTTGGTTAACTCAATACCAGTAATTGTTGATAACATACGTTTCAATACTGATGTGCCAGTTGTTTCAAGACTAAAGAAAGATGTTTTATATCCATTTCGTGCTATGTTCAACATCATGTTTAATGCAAAGCCTGTTTTACCCACTGAGGGACGCGCTGCGATGACGATTAATTGCGACGGCTCCAATCCCCCTATTTTGTAATCCATGAGCTTATAACCCGTCTTAATTTGCTTCTTAGGGCTATCGCTGTATAACTCTTCGACAAACTCCTCAACAAACTTCTTGGTTCCATCTTCTTTTTTGTTAGTAATTGTTTTTAAATCCTTGAGTTCATCAATCAAGTTGTTAAAGTTTTGATTCGTAGGTTGTTGTTTGAACTCAGTGACCAATTCATTCGCTTTGTTAAGTTGATAACTTTCTAATAATTCTTGTTGGTAACGTTCAAAGAAGCCGTACCCAATGAAATCGGAGTTGTAAAGTTTAGTTATAGTATCTGCATCTAAAAACTCTTTATCTTTAGTTGCTTTTAAATAGATTTCTTGATGGTCTATCTTTCCGGCGTCCATTACATAATTGAAAAAGGTTTTAAACTTTTCGTTCGTAAACATGTAATCTTTAACTCTTATCTTTTCTAGTACGTCCGGTTGTTTAAGTAGCGTAGCGATTATTGTGCTTTCAATTTCGAATTGCCCATAATTCATTCGTTATCGCCCCCAAATTCTGCCAACTTATTCATGAAGTTATCTAGCGCTATTTTTCTTTGTCTGACATATTCGGGGTCGTTCTGCATTTTCCATTGGTGTGTAGCGGTTTCGTTGTCTACCGGCTCGATAGATACTTTTTTAGGTGCCTTACGCATGATTGCTGGTAAGTTAGGCGGGTACGGGTTGTTACTGTTGATATATCCATCTACAGCTTTTACAGTTGGTTGATAATCTCCGTTTTGACTTAATACATCAATCCACATTTCTAACTTTGGTTTATCAAAATCGATGTTGTATACGTACCTAACTTTTTTAATAATTTCTAATGCTTGTGTTTTGCTCATCGGCATTAGTCATCACTCAATTCTTTTTCCATTTGTGCTATGACATCATCAGTAGTTTCTTTTTTAGAGTTACGAGGTTTCAATTTGTTTTCAGCACTTTCTTTATCTGAAACGCCTTCTTTATTCCAGTTCTTTAATACAGTTAATAGATAATTTAGACCTTTGTTATTTTCTTTACAGTAATCGGTAGCAACTTTTACTATTTCGAACTGATCTTGCTTAAATGATTTAATTTCGTGTTCTAACTGTTCTGCTTTTAAAGGGTTTTGTATAATTTCTAAATTGGTACTAATATACTTAAATGACTTTGAGACGTCGTCTGTCTCTCTATGTTTGTTAGTCTCTGTGTAGTCTATGGTATTGGTCGGGTCATTTTGTCCTCTTGCATCGTGCCAATTTGTCCTCATCGTCGGGCCATTTTGTCCCGATGGTCGTGCCACTAGTTTGTTTAATGTTTCATAATTGATTGAATACCATTTTGTACGGTCAAATCCAGCCTTGTTGTAGTTACCTACATGCAATAAATTTTGTTTTTCTAAACTCCCAAATGTCCTTTTTATAGTTCTCTCGCTCCAAAATGGAAATTGTTTTTGCCATTCTGGATAAGAATTAAAAATCCAAGTTTTACCATCGTACTTATGTTTTGAGTTGTTTAACCAATAATGAATTTGTTGCAATACTATTGCTTCGTTTAATCCTATTAATTCAGCTAATTTCGGTAATACTTGTATCGGATAGTCATCTATTAGTAACTTATTCATTTTTCTCTCCTTTCAACATTTTGTTGAGCCTCTCATCAACTTTTATCCACGAGTCATGCAAGTGATATTTATCATTAAACGACTTAACGCCAATCGCATGTTGCTGGTTATGATGTTCGCGACATAACGCTAATACGTGTTTGTCATAGTGATTCATCTTATTTCTGTTCATGCCTCTGCCGACTGCTTCATAATGCGCTAGGTCTGCGTGAGGCTTTCCACAAATTACACAGTTGCGGTTAACAGTTGACCAGTATAAGAGCGATTTATCTTGTTTCAGCAAGTCGCTTGTTTTGTAGCTAAGTGGTATGTCATTGTAGAACGTCCAGTCAAGCGTTGCTTCAATGATTTGACTTGCTTGTGTTCTCGTACAATTACTTAGTGAAATACGTTCATCATAGCCGTAGTAAGTCCTTACATACTCGATGAACATATGTCGCATATAGTCCATTGGTTGACCTGTATATTCTTCTATGTCTTTGACAAGCGCGAATATTTTTCGTCGTTGCTTGCCGGTAATTTGAAACGGATCTATGACGCTTACATCGACTTCCACATCAAATCCGTTATCAAGTAGTAATGTTTCTTTATTGCCTAATTCAACACCCGAGATGACAACTGTTGTTGTACCGTCATCTTGAGTGATATAACTAGTAATTTTCGGCATTTATATCAACTTCTCAAATTTATATTTATTACCATGTATATCAGTAACATCTTTGTGATTATTTTTTATTTTGTCGCTAATATAACTATGACTTCTGCCTAAGAATTTTCCTGCTCTACTCATACTTATAAATTCATATTCGATACCTAAATGATTAATAAGTTTTACAGCCATATTGGTATGCATTAATCCTGTTTCAAATGCATGCCTATTATTTTCCAAGTGATTACACCATTCAAGATTTTCTACATTGTTATTTTTGGGGTTCCCGTCAATATGGTTAATACAATTTTTACCTTCTATCATTGGTATAAAGGCGAATGCCACTAATCTGTGGACTAAAAAATCTTTGCGTTTACCATTTTTCCAAAGGGTTACTCTTACATCTCGACCATTAGGTGTTTTATCTTTTAAATAACGCTGTTTCCAATGCCTCCATTTTTGATAACGGTTAGACCAAGTAACTTTATTTTTGTGAGTTCTAACTCTACCTTTACTGCTTACTTCGTATATGCCCTCGTAACCTACAACATCTTTCCATAATTCGTTCATCTAACGCCTCCTAAAAAGGAAGATCCTCTATAGAGTCTGCGTTGTTATCAAAAGGATTATTACCAGTTTGAGTTTGTCTTTGTTGATGATAATTGTTGTTTGGTTGTTGGTTGTTATTCTTCGGTTCTAAGAATTGAACACTGTCCGCTACTACTTCTGTCACAAATACACGTTGCCCGACTTTATTTTCGTAGCTACGTGTTTGTAGTCGCCCGTCTACACCTGCCAGCGACCCTTTAGAAAGGTAGTTTTTAACATTTTCAGCTTGTTTCTTGAACACTACTACGTTTATAAAATCTGCTTCACGCTCGCCTTGAGCATTCGTGAATGTTCTGTTTACTGCCAATGTGAATGTACCTACATTTACGCCATTTGGCGCACTTCTTAATTCTGGGTCTTTTGTTAAGCGTCCTACTAATACTGCTCTGTTTAACATTATTGTTTCTCCTCACTATCCAATTGTTTTAATCCCGCATCTAATTTTTGGTGTGCTTCTGCGATTTGTTTTTGACTTAATTTATTAATGTTAGATATTTTTAGCCATCTCATCGTTTTATCGATAGTTGCATCTCGCCCTTTTTCTTGAGATAAGTTCACGAACTGATTGATACGCTCTTCTAATTCTGTAATATCGTTGTCACTTGCACTTGGTAGTTCCTCGCCGTTGTAGATATATAAGCCTAAACCGTGTAAAGCCGAAGCTTTAACAAAACATCGTTTTTGCGCTTTGTTAATATCGAAAGTTGTTGCACTACCTTTAGCAAGCGATTTATTTCTAAAGTCCAATACTGGAAGCCACTCAGTCTCTGTACTATCTTTCACAGTCACAGATACCTGTACAAAATAGCCTTCTGGTGTAGCCAAATAAGGTACAAAATAATTTTCTGTGTTAATATCTGGATGTGGAAACTCGTGTACTTTTACTGTGTAGTTTGGGTCAATCTTTTTCAGCTCTTGGTGTGCATATGACCATGCTAGATAAGTTAATCCATTTTTTTGTTCTGTATGATCATTCACGTTTTTACTGTTCAACTGTTCAAATAATGTTTGTTCAGTCATGTTCTACCTCCTCGTACTCAATAGTTTCTGTCACTGTTTTCTTGATTGCTTTGTGATAATCCATATTGATACTCGCTTCTTCCATACCGTTAAATTCCCTAGCTCTATTTCTATTTGTGGAGTAACTAACATCTGAATTATTATCAGTTGGTTTGTTAGTTATATAAATTGGCATATCCCTATGACGGATGATGTAAGTTACAGTCTGCTTCATAGCGACCTCCTACCATTTCATGACTAAGTTAATTAGTCTGTCCTGTTCGTCTGTGTTCTCTTCAATCCATTCATCTATTGCTTGGTTGAATAATTCTGATGCCATATCTAAGTCATTCTCATCTACGACATAAGCATGTTTAATTGGTACGTTGTTCATATCTTTAACTTGTATTGATATGCCCATATGACCTTTTAAAATGAATAGCTTAAAATCGAATCCGTTAACATGAATATTTTTGCGTATGATTTCGCCTACTTCGTAATACATTGTTTTAGTCCTCCTTGCTGTCATCAATACCGAGAAATTTTTGTGATTTACACATTTGGAGAACATTGACAATGTCTTTATAACTCTTAGTGCTATCCAATAAGGAAGCAAGATCGAAAGTATGACCAATCACAGAACTTGAACCTGCTAAATAATCTCCGTCGATAACTCCTATTGATGAGAAAAGCAAAATATCAAATTTACTTTCTCCCTTAATTTCTTTCGCTAATTCATATAATTCTGCGGTTTTTTCAGATAATAAGTCTTTTATTTCTTCCTGCGTCATGTCTTTATATTTTTTAGTCATAGTTGACATCCTCCGTATTTCGTTTTATATTGAAAACATATTTTTTTATTTCTTTATTAGATATGTTTGACACTGTTACTTGCTCCAACAAGTAGCAGTTTTTTTATTCTCCATAAAAGTATTCTTTATAGAATATGAATGTTGCGATACTTGCGAATCCCGCAATTGACCATGCAGTAGTGAAGTATAGAAACGGCATAAGTACAATTGCTAAGACTGTAAAGCACAGTACTGCTACTAGGTAACTTTTATATGTGTCACTCATTTTATTCTCTCCTTAAAGTATTTTCTCTTGCCTTTTAATTAAATACGCTTCTAACTTCGGAATATTAATTAACTGTCCAGCTGGAGAATAGATGATACATAAGTTTTTTATACCTAAATCATCTTCGTGATAATATTTCAACCAGTTGTATACTGTACTTCTACTTACTCCGAATAGTTGATGAATTTCTGTTGGTTTTGCGTATAACTTTTTCACAAATTTTTCTTCGCCTCTATATGTGTTTTCTGGTGTTGGTGGTACTATGATTTTTGGCATCTCTATCACTCCTTTCGATAAATGTTAAATTTTGCTATTATTCGCTCTGTATTGAAGTTCTCTATCTAATGCATAGAAGACTTTGTTTATTTCTAAGTAGCTGTAATAACCTTTTTTAATACTTTCTAATATTTCCTTTCTTAGTCGACGTTCATTTTCTGTTAAAGATTCTACTGGCGCGTGATCTCTTCTGAAAACCCTTGGTATTCTGATGTCTAACCCTTCTGATTTTTTGTTCATTTGTTGTTCCACCTTTCGTGTATAATGTTGTTATCAACCTAAGGAGGTGATAACATGCCCTTGATATCTGATGAATTTGATACACTTACTAAAGACCAACAATATATCTTGTCCGTACTCTACAAAGATTATTTAGAATGTGTAAAGTTAGGTTCGGTTAAATTAACCTGCAATAATTTTGGAAGTGCTAAAGATATACATACAAAGTATTTTCAAAAACTACATTTCGAAGATGTAAAATACGATTTAAATAAACTTAAAAACTCTGGGTTCCTAAACGGCGTGTATGCTAGTAACACTATTTATCATGTAACAATTTCAGACAAGACTGTTGTTTACTTTGAAAATGAGTTTAAAAACAATTTAAAAAGTATCATTGATAGCATTTCTAAAATTGCTTCAATAATTCCTGGTCTCTAGTTGGGTTTATAACTTCCCAATCATTTGCCATGAGGTCATCGGCTGAAGGTTGCCAATATCTGATAAGGTTTGTCCCATCGCTATTTGAAATGATGCATTGTAAAAAACTATCATTTGTTGGTAATATCTTAGTTCGATGACTTTCTTTCCAATCTTTCCGTGTCATAGAGACAAGATTTTTTGTAGCTATCTTAGTTGCTTCTTGAATGTTCATTTGTTATTCCTCCTTTCGTGTATAATGTTGTTATCAACCTAAGGAGGTGATAAGTATGAAAGCTTGTTTATATCTTTCTAATGATAAATTTGTTGAAATCGATAATTTAGAAAAAGTGATAAAGTCAGGTCATCGCGGAACTGTTGAAATATCAAAAGAAAAAATTAAAAGTTCCTTGTTCACTAATGGCTCATATACTTTTGTTGGAGACAAAATAGTAGCTATCGCTTCAGCTAAAATCGAATTCATAGAATTTATCGATTAATCTCTTTAAGCAACTCTGCAACTGCTCGCAACAGTTCAGGGTTGTTTCTTGTTTCTAAATTACTGTTTGCATGTTTTAGTAAATTGAGTTTTAATTTACTTTTTTCTTTAGCGATTCTAAATTTTTGTAACATTTGTTGTTCCTCCTTTTAAGATGTTTGTTCAATTGTGTGTTATTCTTCTTCGTCTAAATCAAAGTGCTGTTCGATTTGGTCAATTGCCCACTCAATCATTGATTCAAGGTGTTTCTCTCTGTCGACTTCGTAAGTGTGCTCAATCTCGCCTGCATATGTCACAGTAAGAGTATCTTTGTGTGTGTATGTTTGACTTTTGTTTTCTTTAACTGCATAAAGTGTTAATACTATATTGTTTAGCTTTTCTTTTTGTTCTGGTGTCATTTACGCTCCCCCTAAATTAGCTTCATAACCGAATTCAGTCATGATTTCATGTATTTTCAATCTGCCTTTTTGTGTCCATCTAGTTTGTAAAACTGTGTCTTCTCTACCGTCAGAGCGTACAATTGCTATAGTGTCTGATTCTGTGTAACTCTTGCCCATGTGTTCTGAGTAAAGCACCCACTGTTTATTTACTTTTCGTTGTAATCTAGCTTCGTGTAGTAGTTTGTTTAACTTTTGTGCTGATATACCGTAGTCTGCCGCGATTTGAGTTGTGGCTAATGTGCCAGTTGACTTTAAGATTTCATCTACATAGTCTGCTTTGGGTTTTAGTTCTCCGATTTCTTGTTGTAAAAGTAAGTTTTGCTCTTTTTCTTTCTTATACTCAGTAAGAATGTTAATGATGTAATCTGGATTGTTCAGCGTGTTCTCAATTACACTGTCTGTTGCGTAGATACCGTGTTTGCGAATGGCTGGTAGGACGTCTGATGTTACCCAGCGTTTGAATCGTTTTGCTGACTCTAGTTTTGATGAGAAGATTAAGCTGTATAAACCTGATTCGTTGACTGCAGTAAGTCCTCGATTTGGCAAATTTTCTAAAGTCGTGTTTCGCGACGTTAGAATTTCCTTATCGTCTTCATCAACGTGTTTACTTAATGCGTCACGCGTATTCGAGTATCCTAAGATTTCTGCCACATCTTTACCTACAAAATATGGTTCGTTATCTACTGTTAATGTTCTTACTGGTAATTCTTCAAAATTAAATGTTTGTAATGCTTGCATTTGTTTATGCCTCCTCAAGTGTCTTTTAGGACACCAATTCTCCAAAAAAA